CAGCGGCAAGTTCATCCACCCCCCTAGACCAGGCAAGGGGGTGGAGATCAGTGATCTTAAGTCAGGGTATTACCAGAACGCGTTCATGGGCGGACGACGCGTCAGCGGCGTTCAAGGCGGTGGACCGTCAGGCAGCTGGGACCCTAGCGGCGGTACGGCCGAGGCTAGACTATCGCCCGAAGAACTGGCTTCCGAATACGGATTTGCGTACTCGTTCCTGAACTCGATCCCCGAGCTGAAGACCCTGTTCGGCAAGATGGTCAACGAGACGTGGACCAAGGAGAAGTTCGGTGCCGAACTCCGGAACACCAAGTGGTGGAAGGAGAACTCGGAAACCCAGCGTCAGATCCAGAACATGAAGAAGACCGACCCGGCTACGTACGAGGCGAACCTCGGTGCGGCCAAGATCCAGGTCCAGCAGCTGGCTGCCGAGATGGGCGCTGTTATTCCTCCCGCCAAGATCGGGAAGATCGCAGCTCAGGTACTCCAGACCGGCCTCGACGAAGGCGGCCTGAGGAACATCCTCGGTGGCTACGTGAACTTCATCAAGGGCACTCTTCGTGGCGAGGCTGGCGCCTACGCCAACGCCATCAAGAAGTTCGCCTACGATCAGGGCGTTACTCTCGACGACCAGACGGTCAAGAACCAGGCGGCCCTCGTGGGCCGCAAGCTGGCGACCGAAGAGGACTTCCGGAACCAGATCGTGCAGCAAGCCATCTCGGCTTACCCGGCTTATCAGGAACAGCTTGAGGCGGGCCAGACGCTGATGGACATCGCCAACCCGTACATCCAGATCATGGCCGAGGAGCTGGAGCTTTCGCCCACTTCGATCAAGCTGACCGATCCCCTGATCAAGCAGGCGCTGAACGGCGCCAACTCGGACGGTAAGCCGACCGGGATGGATCAGACCACCTTCCTGACCCGACTGCGCAACGATGCCAGATGGAGCCAGACGCAAGGCGCTCAGGACAAGATGATGGATGTCGGTTACAACGTTCTCAAGTCTATGGGTCTACGCAGCTAAGACTCTCGTGAGCGCCCTGACGGCGCTCACTCTCATGCTTGGAGGTCCGATGGGTCAACCCTCATTCGAAGCCCTGTACTGGGCTATCGCCACCCAGGAGTCGGGTGGCAACTACGGCGCCGTGGGCGTCTGGGTGCGGGGAGACAGGGCCTACGGTAAGTACCAGGTCATGGGGGCCAACATCCCCTCCTGGACCAGGCAGTACTACGGTCGCTCGCTCACCCCGCAGCAGTTCCTGAACAACAAGGCGGCCCAGGAGGCCGTAGCCAGGGGCAAGCTCAAGTCGTACTACAACAAGTACGGCTTCCGTGGTGCAGCCTCTGCTTGGTATTCCGGCAACCCTAACCTTCACATGTCCACCCGCTCCCAGAGCGGTGGACCGTCCATCAAGGGCTACGTCGACTCGGTCTACAATCACGCACTGAAGTACAGCGGCGGGTCGACCTACACAGGCTCGGGCAAGGGTGGTGATCCGGTAGTGCCGAAGCTCAGCGAGAAGGAGCTGGCCGAGCAGTACGGGTTCACGATGTCGTTCCTGAACGCCAACCCTGAGCTAAAGAAGATCTTCAAGAAGATGGTCTCCGAGGGTTGGTCCAAGGACATGTTCCAGGCCAAGATGCGGGGAACGAAGTGGTGGAAGACGCACTCCGAAAAGGAGCGCGAGTACCTCACCCAGCGATTCACTGACCCGGCCACGGCTAAGCAGTCGATGTCTCAGGCGAACGTCAGGGTTCGCCAGATAGCGAACCAGCTCGGCATCAAGGAAACCAAGTTCACCAAGAAGAAGATGCAAGAGGCTGCCTATAACCTGGTAGCCAAGGGTTGGGACGAGGGGCAGCTTCGCTACTACCTCGGCCAGTACGTCTACTTCGACGGCGGGGACATGGAAGGCGAGGGTGCCGAGATCCAGAACGAACTCAGGGCCTACGCCTACCAGATGGGCGTGACCAAGTCGGGCCAGTGGTACGCCGACCAGACCCGCAAGGTGCTGCGCGGCATCGCCACGATCAACGACTACAAGAACGAGATGCTCCGCCAGGCGAAGGCCGCCTTCCCGCAGTACTCCAAGCAGCTCGATGGAGGCCAGACCGTGGCCGACATCGCACAGCCTTACATGCAGTCGATGGCGCAGATCCTCGAACTCCCGCAAGGGAGTATCAACCTGTACGACACCACGATCAAGAAGGCTCTCCAGTACAAGAACCCTTCGACCCTGAAGAACCAGACCAAGCCGCTATGGCAGTTCGAGAACGAGCTGCGCAGTGATCCGCGATGGAAGAAGACCAAGAACGCCCAGGACTCGCTGATGCAGGTCGGACACCAGGTGCTTGCTGACTTCGGCTTCAAGTACTGACAGGAGGAACGATGACAACTCCGCTCGAACGTGAAGCCCCTATCGGTAAGCTTCCGCCCGGAAGTGGCGGAAGCTCTTGGGAGGTTCGCCTCAAGCTTCTGGAGGAGACGCAGAAGCGCTACCAGAAGAACGTCACCAGCCTCCAGAAGCAGTACGACAAGCTCAAGGGGAAGTCGGACGCCAAGAGCAAGCGCACCCTCACCCGGATAGAAGCGCAGCTCAAGGCTGCGCGTGCCCAGCTCGACGCCGTGTCCGCCAAGTTCGACTCTACCCAGAAGCAGTACTACGAGGCGACGGGCCAGTACAGCAAGCTCCTGGCCGGGGCTAACCGTGACGCGTTCATGGCGCTGGAGACTCTGTTCAAGGGCTACGGTCTCGGGTCCCTGGCTGGTAAGATCTACGACTACGTCAAGAACGGTTACTCCTCCGACACGATCTCGATCCTGCTCCAGGACACGAAGGAGTACAAGCAGAGGTTCGCTGCGAACGACGCGCGGATCAAGGCTGGCCTGCCTGTCCTTTCCCCCGCCGACTACCTCAACACCGAGAACGCTTACCGGCAACTGCTCCGACAGTCGGGACTGCCCGCAGGATTTTACGACAGCAACGACGACTTCACCGACTGGATCTCCAAGGACGTCAGCCCTACCGAAGTCCAGTCGCGAGTCGATCTCGCGACCCAAGCTACGGCCCTGGCGAACCCTGCTTACAAACAGGCCCTGAACCAGCTCGGGATCAGTGACGGCGAGGTTACCGCCTACTTCCTCGATCCGAATAGGGCGCTGCCTCTGCTCCAGAAGAGTGCGGCCACCGCAGCCGTCGGTGCGGCTGCGATCCAGCAGGGCCTCACGTTCAACCAGACGTACGCCGAGCAGCTCGCCACGAGCGGCGTAACAGCGGCCCAGGCTCAGCAGGGTTACGCTCAGGTCGCCTCCGAGCTGGAGACGATGCAGGGGCTCGGTGCTATCTACGGTAAGGGCTGGAGTCAGCAGGAGTCCGAGGAGTCGGTCTTCGGTACCAGCGCTGAAGCCACAAAGAAGAAGACAGGGCTCATCGCCCAGGAGATCGGCGCCTTCAGAGGCGCCACTGGCGGGGCACGTGGTGGCCTCGCAGGCAAGGGCGGAGCCCGGTAATAGAAGGCTGTCCCTCGAGTGGGATAGAGGCGTCGGTAACGCTCGCGGGCGCCAAACCCTTGGCTAGTAGCTCAGTTGGCAGAGCGGCGGATTGTTAATCCGCAGGTCGCTGGTTCGAATCCAGCCTAGCTAGCCAGTGACGGATCGACCGGCACCAGTCACTCGTAACAAGACCGGGAACTATCACAGAGGAGCGACGCCAGTCTCCCCGGACTGGCGGCCTGGCCTCACAACTCAATGGGAGGGACATCATGTCCAACTGGGGTTTTGAAGACGACGGCGTGCACGACCTGGGCACCAGCAACGAAGCGACCGGCCCTAAGGCACTTCGTGACGCGTACGAAGCCATGAAGAAGCAGAACGAGGACCTGAACCAGAAGCTGACGAGCTTCCTGGAGGAGCAGGCTCAGCAGAAGATGGCTACCGTCTTTCAGTCCCTTGGGGTTCCGGGGGCGCAGAAGGCGTACACCGGCCCCAACGATCCGCAGAAGGCCGCCGAGTGGGTTGAATCCATGCGGCAGGTTTTCGGTGGTGGGCAGCCCCAGCAGGCTGCCGCAGAACAGCCCGTACAGCCCACACTTCCCCCGTCCATGCAGGCGCAGTACGAACGACTGTCGCAGGCGGGGAGCGAGGGGGTTCCGCTGGGCAACATCGAGGCTGCTCAGGCAGCCGTCAATGATGCAACCGATCCTCAAGCTCTCATCAATGCCCTACGCAATATGGGAGCGTGACTCTCCCTAAGGAGTGACGCATGGCTAACGCCTTCACCGGCACTAGCGCCATGGCGAACCTGGTCCAGACCGCGTACGACCGTGCTCTGGAGTTCGCCCTTCGTAAGCAGCCGCTGTTCCGTATGGTCGCTGACAAGCGACCGGTTCAGCAGGCTATGCCTGGTTCCTCGGTCGTCTTCGAGATCTACCAGGACCTGACTCAGGCTACCACGCCGCTCAACGAGCTGGTGGACCCGGACGCCGTTGCGGCCGGTAACCCGTCCACGGTTTCCGTGACGCTCAACGAGTACGGTAACGCGATCCTGGTCAGCAACAAGCTGGACCTGTTCAGCTTCACCGACGTGACCGCCGGTCTCGTCAACCAGGTGGCGTGGAACCTGGTCGACTCTATCGACCTTCTGGTTCAGAACGTCCTCGCTGCGGGTACGCAGACCCTGCGGACCAACGGCACCACGTTCGGGTACGGCTTCGGCTCGACCCCGACCAACCCGATCGCCCTGACGGACATCGACTCGAACGCCGTCTGGACGTCGGACATGTCCCGGTTCGCGGTGACGCAGCTTCGTACGAACGCTGTCCACCCGAACAAGGACAACTACTACACCGCGTACATTCACCCGCAGGTCTCTTACGACCTGCGTCGGGAGACCGGTGCTGCGGCCTGGCGTGACCCGCACAACTACTCGGCGGCCGGTAACATCTGGGCTGGCGAGATCGGCGAGTACGAGGGTGCCTGCTACATCGAGACCCCTCGTGCGCAGAACACCCAGTCGGGTGCCGGTTCCGGCTCGACTCAGACCCGCGTGTTCAACACCTACTTCACCGGCCAGCAGGCTCTTGCCGAGGCTGTTGCGGAGGAGTTCCACACGGTTCGCGGTCCGGTCGTCGACAAGCTCCAGCGGTTCCAGCCTCTCGGCTGGTACGGTGTGGCTGGTTGGTCGCTGTACCGTCCTGAGTCGCTGATCGTCGGTCAGTCGACTTCTTCGGCTCGCATCGACGCCTGATCCCTTGGGGGCGCCCTTCGGGGCGCCCCTCCCCCATAGGAGGAACATGTCTGGGTTTGACAATACGTCGCTCACCGTTCGCTCGGTGACTGCGACGACCACGCTCACGAACAACGACTACGTGCTTCTCGTCTCCCCCGCCGCGAACACCACGGTGAACCTTCCTGCGGTTGCCAACGTGCAGCCCGGCCGCCTGTATCACGTTAAGCGTGATGCCACGGCGACCAACACCGTGACGCTCGACGGTTCTGGTTCGGAGACGATCAACGGTGCGACTACTCGTGCCGTTGGTGCTGCCGGTACTGCCGGTGGCTGCACGATCGTTTCTGATGGTACCGCCTGGCACGTGCTGGCTAGCTACTGATGCCAGAGGGATTCCCTGCCCCGGTGGGGCAGGGTCTCTCGCAGTTTACATACTGCGAGCAAGGTCACTATGTGGCCGACGCTCAGGGCAGATGCCTTGAGGGTCATGAACTACCTAAGGAGGTGTCGCCTGACGGGTCCCCCACAGTCGTCAGTCCACCTCCGCCTTTCGTTGAGAAGGAGAATGGAATGGCTGAGTATAACCAGACCGACAGCGGCGTCATCGTCAAGGACGGCAGCTACCGTGACAGGTCTTTCGAGGCTGCGCTCATCGCTTCCGGCGATGACGCCGGTCGAGACGTTGCCGACGCTGGACGAGACCTTGCCATGGAGGGCAGTGACGCTGCCCGTGACCTTACGGCAGCCGTTGCCGACGCCAACCGTGACCTGGTGTCGGCTGTCGCCGACGCTGGACGAGACCTCAGTTCCGCCCTGCACGACTCTCATCGTGACCGTGATCTGACCGAGCAGGTCGGTCGGGTCGAGCGCGTGGTCGTCGAGCAGGCCAAGGACAACGTGATCGTCACCGGCCGGGAGGGCTCTCGTGGTCGCGAGACCACGCTGGAAGCCAAGTCTGACCTGATGAAGGAGCACTGCGAGACGCAGAAGCTCGTGCTCCAGGAGGGCAGCCTTACTCGTGAGGCCGTCCACGCCGAGGCTGAGAAGACTCGGGAGCTTGTCCGTGACGAGCACCGGGCTCTGCTTCAGCGTGAACTGGACGCCAAGAGCGAAGAGAACACGCTCCTCAAGCTCCAGATCAACCTTCTGTCCAGCGGCACCGGCCCGCTGAACCGCTGACCGAAAGGGGTCTCAGTGGCCAACTGGATCTTCACCACACCTACGGTCGCTGAGACCCCCTTTGCATGGAACCCGCTCATGGAGCGGTTCCGTATGGACCGGGGAATCTCGATCGTCGAGACGTCCGCCGGTGTCTACGAGCAGACTCGATACGACGCCTACACCAACGAGATCGGTGCGGTGAACCTGCCTCCGAACCCGAACGAGCAGGACACCGCGTTCTACCCAGCCCCGAGGGCCGGGCTTCACTACTTCCGTGGTGGCTACGAGCACACCGTGGACGACGCTACCAAGGCGGCGCTGATCGCCGCCGATGTGGGTGTCACCGAGTCCAACTTCACACTCGTCTCCTGAGGAGAACCATGAGCGATCTTTACAAGAACCCGCAGACCAGCCCTCAGGAAGAGGGGCTTGAGTCTCGCAACACCGATATGCAAGACTGGGGCGGCTCCCGAATGGAGCCTGCCGGACCGGCGGGGAACAGTACGCTGACCAACGCCAACGAGAAGGGCATCCTGGAGACCGGCCTGTTCCGGGCGATGAGCCTCCATCAGGTTTCCGAGCTTGGCTCTGACCACAACTCGTACAGGCAGGGAGCGTATGGCCAGTCCGGAACCCATCGAGACTGACAAGATAGCCGGGATCGACATCCCGAAGCCCATGTCCAATCAGGGCGCCACGGACGCACAGAGCGCCGCGACGTTCCTGCACAACCCTTTCCGCCCCGAAGTCTACCGAGTATCTGAAGGAGTGATGCGCTGATGGCGGCGCCGAAGAAGACAGAGCCTGCGCCCGAGCCGCTACTCAAGGTCGGTCAGCTCATCAACCTCGACCGGGGCGGGCGTACGCTCCAGAACCTTGAGGTTCTCGGGTTCGACGAGAACTTCCTGAAGCTGCGATGGGACATGCACGTCTCCCCGCAGACCGAGATCGTTCTCGTTCCTTGGAAGGAAGCCGTGATCGGCCTGGTGGGTGAGCGCTGATGTGCAGCTCCTCCTGCCTCACCAAGGATCACAAGACCTGGGGCGAGTGCGTCAGGGCCAAAGGGCTCCAGCTTTCCCCCGCCGTGAACGACGGTTACTCCACGCGCCAACGCGCGTGGGACAGAGAGCTGAACGGATACGAGTCAGCGATACGACAGGGGCTTCAGCCCGCAGGCACGAAGCAGCATCACGTGGACGCTGCGTTCAGGGAGGCCAACAGTGTCAGTAACTGACGGAAACCTCGGAGCCGTGAAGGGCTCCGAGATGAAGGTGGCTATCGACGGAACGACCTCGACGGCCGCACCGATGCTTATCCGGGACTCGGCGGGCAGTACGGCGAATATCGCCCTGCCTGGGCCTAACCTTGGCGCCGGTCTCGTAGTCTCCACCGGAGCGCTCATCGCCAGCACGACCCTATCGGCCGTCTCGGCTACAGGCGCTGGCACGGTGGCGGACTTCGGTTCCGGGAAGGCTCAGATCAGCCTGGCGATCACCGCTGGCGCTGGTGTCTCGGCTGGAGCCGTGGCCCTTGAGGTCTCCCAAGATAACACGAACTGGTTCCGGGGAACCCCGGTCACTCAGTCTGCTCCTGGCGTGACTCAGGCCACGATCACCGGAGCCTGGCGATACGCCCGAGGCAACGTCACCACCACGATCACAGGTGGCACCGTGAGTGCCACCCTTATGGCAGCGTAAGGGGACCAAGTGGCTGTTACTTTCGATCAGCTTGTCAGTCGGGTTAAGCAACAGCTACTTGGCTACACCCGAGACCAGGCTTCGATCACTTACCTGGTGGCGGATATGACCGCCACCGCAAGCACCTTCCAGGTGGACACCGACACGGTGAAGAACATCTCCCGAGGTCTGGTCGAGATCGACGATGAGCTTCTGCTCGTCAAGACGTTCGATCAGGCTTCCGGAACGGTGACTGTTATGGGCGCCTTCGGGGCGCCCGCTGCACCGATGGGGCGGGGAGTGGAAGGGACGACCGCAGCTTCTCACCTGACCAACGCTATCGTCACCGACGATCCGATGTACCCGAGGGTCCGGATCAAGGAAGCGATCAACGACACGATCCAGGCCACGTTCCCTGACCTCTGGGTGTTCGGCGAGTACGAGTTCCCGAAGATCGCAGCGAGGTACGAATACCCTGTCCCTGCCGACGTCGAGGACGTTTACAAGGTGACGGTGAACACCATCGGCCCTTCGGCTGTGTGGTTCCCGCTGAGTTCGTGGAGGTTCAACCCCACGGCCAGCACCACGGCCGGTCAGGTGAAGCCTTCGCCTACGCCTACCGGCAAGACGATCCAGATCATGCGGGACTCCATCGTTCCGGGTCGGAACATCAGGGTCGAGTACATCAAGAAGCCGACCGTGCTGACCAATAACTCCGACGACTTCTCTACCGTCACCGGCTACCCAGAGCGGTACGTGGACCTGATCATCTACGGCACGATGTGGCGTCTCCTCCCCGCCTACGAGTCTGCTCGACTCCAGCAGGACGCGATAGAGGCCACCGAGAGGGCACCACTGGTCCCTACAGGGGCTGGCAGCAACGCCTCCAAGTATTACATGGCCCTGTACCAGCAGAGGCTCCTAGAGGAGCGCACACGGCTTCAGCGCCTCTTCGAATCCTACCAGACCT